ACAGTTCCAACAACGTGATCAGGCTGAAGGCGGCAAGCACAAATGCGGTTGGTGGTAACGTATCATACTACAAATTTGGTCTAGGCGACAACACAACAGCGGCGACTTCAGGCAACATAATCGTCACACAGAACACTGATGTTGATTCGGCTTCGGAGGCTGTGACAAGTTTCGCACACGCGGATTTCAGAGGTGCTAAACTGTTTATATCCATAAACAATGATTCAAAAACCGAAGTGACCAACATGGAAGGATTGGTTGTACATGACGGCACAAACGCTTATATCACCACGTACAACGTGTTCAACAGCGGTAACAATACTTTGGCCACATTCACTGCCGCTATCAGTGGCGACAATGTTGTGATATCGGCGGCAGGTCTAGAAACTAACCTAAGGATCACTGTACATGCAATAATGTTGAAAGACACGATGACGGCGAACGCTGGCACTTATGCCAACTCGGAGGCAATAGCACCAGTGACTGTGTCATCGAGTGCCACATCATTTGACACATTCGCTCAGAAGACTACTAACGGTGCAGTATACTATTTGGTCAGTAAAAATGCATCGGAAGGCCATTATGCTGTCAATGAAATACTCGTTGCTTTTGGGTCAGATAACATCACTCATGCTAGTGCAGGATTTGTTAGCACCAAAGGCACAAATCAAATTGCGGTAACATCTGAAATAAAAGACGACACAGAACTTACCGGCGACATCAAAATATCATCAACAAGTGGCGCCAGCACCACTGTGAGTGCATACATGATAAAACTGCACGCGAGCTAATAAATACTACACATTATTAACAATCATGCGGGAGATATGGAACCATGACAAATAGAAACTTTAGGGTTAACAACGGATTGGAAGTAGGGGATATTGTAATATCAGCCTCTGCTAACACAATCACAGGCGGAGCCACAGGCGCACCATCCGGTGACGGTGACTTTGCAAACAAGAAATACGTTGACGATCAAGATGCCAACATAGCATCGGATACGTTGACATTCACAAACAAAACATTCGACGCAAACGGAACAGGTAACTCGTTATCAAACATTGACTTTGCTGACTTCGCCTCTGGCGTTGTTGCAGACGAAGACAACATGTCGTCAAACAGTGCAACCAAATTGGCAACTCAGCAATCCATCAAGGCCTATGTGGACTCTGAGATATCAGGCATTTCTACAACTGCTCTTTCAGTGGGTAACACTAGTGCCACTGTCGCAGACGGTGGATCAAATGGGTCTTTCACAGTGGTTTGTGAAGGTAACACAGAGATGACAGTGACTGATGATGGTGTGAGAGTACACGGAAACTTGACAGTTGACGGCACACAAACAATCATTAACACGTCAACGCTTTCAGTTGAAGATAACATAATCGAGGTAAACAGGAACGTTTCTGCAAACTCAGGAATGCCAAGTATTTCGGGTTTGAAAATCAACAGAGGTGATGCATCAAGTGCCACAGAAAATGACCTCTTCTGGGCATGGGACGAAACATTTGCAGATGACGGAACAACAACACACGGCAATGCGGGCGGTGCCTTCACAGCATTTAGATCACAGAACGCTGATATAGATTCATTAGTAGACATCAGGGCAAACGTGGTGCACGCAGAATCAACTTCGGCACAGTACGCGGACGTTGCCGAGCGTTTCGAAGCAGACGCTCTTATGACTCCAGGCGCAGTAGTTATGGTAGGCGGTGAAGCAGAAATCACAGAGACAACATCAGACTTATCTGATCAAGTATTTGGTGTGATATCTGAAAAACCAGCATATGCCATGAACGCTGGCGCAGGTAACAACGAGTCACACCCATTCGTAGCAATGACAGGAAGGACCCCTGTTAGAGTTACAGGTACAGTAAACAAAGGTGATAGACTAGTTACTTCAAGCATCAAAGGTTGTGCCAGAGCGGCGGCGACAGGTGAATCAATCACACCTTTCAACGTAATTGGTAGAGCCCTAGAAAGTTCAACAGACGCAGGTATCAAGTTGGTAAACTGTGCGGTGAGGACTAACAACTAATAAATATTTTTACTTTTTAGTAGAATTAAAAGGCGGCTTCCAAGTCGCCTTTTTTTTAGGTGATTAGATCTAAGATAGTTTGTAATTTACCCTTAATGCTTTTATTATTCAAAGTATTTTTCAGTCCCATGTGTAGATTTTTTGGCCAGCATTCAAAAGCACACCAACAGTAACCCGAATGTTCTTGGTTTAATTTTGGAATGAATTCATTTTCAATCGCTATCAGGTAAGTGTGAAAGAAAAACTTTTGGTCGTTGGATGTGAACATTTCCAGAGGAATGACTTTTTTGAATTTTGGTGTGTTGCCAACTTCTTCCTCTACTTCACGTTTCAGACCTTCAAAAGCGGATTCTGTGAACTTAGATTTACCGCCGACCAATCCCCACATGCCCTGAGTCTTCTTGTCAGTCCTCTGTAGAAACAGGAAACGTTTTGTGCCGGTTGAGTAAAACAACGCACCAGAACAAACAATATTTTCTTTCATGCTATATTATAACAATTATATGTGGAATTATCAAGGAGTAGTTGCGTCTGTGCTTGGATCGTAACTGTTGGACGCATCGCCATCTAAAACAATGGTCCAATTACCTTGTGTGTACACACCCTCATATGATTTTACCCATTCTGTACCATTGAATCTATATTGAATACCTGTGTTTAAATTGGTAACATAGTGTTGTGTGCTATCAGGATTAGAAGCATCAAAGGCCACATTCCATTTTGATGTGCTACTATTATATTCTATGATATCTCCTACGCTGGCTACAAGTGTACCCCAAGTGCTACTTTGGAAACTTGCAGTGCTATCTCCCACGTCATTTATAACCAAATATCTATCGCCATTCGAAGGAGTGCCAGGATCAAAAGTTGCAGGATTGATTATCTTTTTGACAGCAGTAAGGGTGTTGCTTGGAATTGTGTCATCGTCTATAGTGTACAATAAAATTGTATCATCTAGCGTAGTGGTGGCAATCGTGCCAATAATCTCATTACCGTTAGGTTGGGTTAATCTTATTTGTGAGGTGCCATTAGTAACTTTTCCATACTGATCTAGCAATACTTTCCAGTTGACTGCTGGACCAAATGTTTCAAATGGATCCGCTAATCCTGGGTCTCTAGCACCTGTATGGAATCCGTCACCACCAGTGCCTATACCTGGGTCGGTGCTTGACACAGTGGTACCTGTGGTTCCAAGTAATCTTAATTGACCCCCCGATACCAATAAGCCAAAATTGTTTGGAGTTATGAAACTTCTTGATGCAAGTTCTCCGTCTATTAGACCCTTTGCAATTCCGCCGTCGTCGTCGTATATGCTCATTATAATCTTCTGCACTACCCCAAGTTTTTTGACTTTCACAGGTGGTGACAACCATATTGGCATGGAGAATGTCATAGAAGCAACATCAATCTCCGAATCAGCACCAACAGGAATGGTACGTGAACTGAAAGTAACACCTGTCAATTCCACATAACTTAAACTAGTCCAATCTATGTAGTTGTCGGATTTTTGAATTTCAAAATCTGGGTTGAACAAGTACAGGATTTGCTCTAGTATCTGTAGTTTTTGATCAGTGTTTGATGAAAAAATGTCTGCTGTGACTTCTAATCTAAACGGTGAAGGCATCACTTTTTCCACAGTGTAACCTGCGCCTAGTTGATTTGTGTAGTTGCCATCACTATCTAAGTCCCTTTCTCTTAAATGCTGTTTTTCTATGTGATAAGGATTCTGCATTCTTTCCCTATCGTAGTTTAATTCTCTCACATAGCAGGCAATTTTAGGCGCATAGTTCAAGGCATTTTCACTATTGTTCCTAATAATATTAGCAACTTGTCTGGTAGGATCTCCGTAAACTACAGGCACTGCTCTTAAATTGATTGCACCATCGCTACCCCTTCCTGTCTCCACAGAAAAGTTACTCAAAATTCTAATAAATTGAGTTAGAAACTTCCTGACCTGTCCTTCGTAAAAGTGTAGCATTAATTGTCAGCCTTTGGTTTGAGTGCATCTGTCAATGACTGTCTCTGTTTTGTAGTTAATCCATTGATGGTCGCTTCACTCGTGTTATTGACAAAAGATGTTTTGTAGTTAGATCTAGAATCATTATTGGTTGTTGTAATTCTCACGGAGTCCTCAATTTTTACCCATCTGTTACCATCATATCGGAATAACCTATTTGGTAAGAAATCAGTCCTTAAGAAATAATCACCTTTGTCAACACCAGTAGTTGGGAAAGTTATTCCGAAACCAGCAGGATTGCCATTTGGTGCAACACCGTCTCCATCTAGATAGAATCCATAGTGCGAACTTGCAGGTGTGTCTATTGTAGCATTGACTGTTTGATCACTGCTGGCTCTTTCCTCTTCGGTGTTGACATTGTCAGTCCTAATGTTGCCTCTTTCGTCTATAGGTGCCACATAATATTGTTTATAGTTGAATCCTGCCTTTGGAGCATCTGCTTCTGCCTGGGCAACAACTTGATCATTTATAGTTTTTTCTCTGTTGTATGTGCTCATGTAACTAGCAACAGATCCTTCTGTCGTAGCATCGCCAAGGATGTCTCTGAATTCTTGTGCGTCTACTAATGTCTTGAGTTTCAAACGTAATAGATGAGGCCAGTAAGTTTGTGAAAATCCTTCGGCGGCCCTGTTCACATCTTCAACAACATAGTACCTTTTCAAGGCTATAGGAATACTTTCATCTAAAGAAAAATCATCCTTCATGTGCGGGAATTCTATCACGTCACCACTCATGGGTTTTCTACCCAATCTCTCTACCACATCATTCAAATGTACCGTTACAAATAAAGTGTCATTCTGTAAGAACATTCCAAATTGTGATAGATTAAAATCTGCATCTTGTACGTTGTAAATTCCCCTTATAACGTATATGTCACCAGCATACCTCCTATCTCTGTTTTCTAAAAATAAAAGATCCTGTATGGTCCTTTCGTTCAGGCTGTCTCCTGAATACTGTGGTTGGGTTGGACTGGCATCTCCGTCTTTGTTTGTCTCACCTTGATCATATGGACCAAGATATTTGTGGAAATGTAGATCTGTGCCGCCCACGGTAAACATCTCTTTGATGTTACGATCGAAGAATTTGTAGTCACTGCCCTTTTCAGGCTTAAAAATGGATAATCTTGGCATATCACACATATTTATTGCATAGGCAAAGGCTATAAATATGAGTATGTCAGAACTACAAACAGGTCAACAAGAGATATTCGACTACGTTAAAAACAACCTCGGTGAGGGGATGATTGACGTAGAATTAGACCCAAAACACTATCAAACGGCCCTAGAAAGAGCCATCAACAAGTTTAGACAGAGATCATCTAATGCTGTTGAAGAATCGTATGCATTCTTAGAACTTAAAAAAAATCAAAACACGTACATCTTGCCAGATGAAATTATCAATGTCAGGAATTTAAACAGGAGAACAGTTGGATCAAGAACAGAAGGTGGTGAAGGTGGTACCCTGTTCGAACCATTCAACCTTGCCTACACTAACACATATCTTTTGAGAGCAGGTGCAACAGGTGGACTGGCAACTTACTATGCGTTTGCATCATATCAAGAATTAGTTGGAAAGTTATTTGGAAGTTTTATACAGTTTCATTTTGATGTAGCAACTAAAAAACTTACCATAACCCAAAGACCAAGAGCAGACGACGAGACGATTCTGATGCACACTGATAACTTCAGACCAGACATCACATTGTTCAAAGACATATACTCAAAACCTTGGATCAGGGACTATACACTCGCAGTATCTAAGGTCATGCTCGGTGAAGCCAGAGGCAAGTTCAACACCATAGCAGGACCACAGGGTGGTACGTCTCTTAATGGTGATGCGCTCAAAGCCGAGGGGCAGGCCGAGATGGAAAGATTAGAAAACGATATTGGTAATTTTGCAGAAGGTGGCACACCTCACAGTTTTGTTATTGGTTAATAACCTAAATATTCCTTTTAAATATCACTGCTATGAAAGATCCCAACATAAAAAATTATTCTGACCTTACACTAGACGAACTTGAAGCAGTGGTACAAGAGTTGGAAAAATTAAGCATTGTGGCGCTTAAAGAAAGAAAGAAGACATTACGTCACACCATACTGAAATCTGTAAAAAACGCAATCAAAGAGATTGAAAAACGTTTGAAAAAATAGTATAATAAACCTATGTTAATAGGAATCGTAGGTCTGATAGGTTCAGGTAAAGACACTGTTTCTGACAGGTTGGTGGAAAAACACGGATACATCAAAGACAGTTTTGCTAAAAGTCTTAAAGACGCTGTTGCATCAATGTTCAACTGGGAAAGAAGCATGTTGGAAGGTGACACAGAGTCTAGCCGCCACTGGAGAGAACAACCCGATAAGTTTTGGAGTGAAAAATTTGGAAGGCCAATTACTCCCAGATGGGTGTTACAATACTTTGGCACAGAAGTCATGCGAGGCCAAATGTATGACGCAATATGGGTCGACAGTTGCATAGGTAGATACAAAGGATTGAAAACAGTAATAGCAGATACCAGATTCCCCAACGAGGTAAAAACAATAAGAGAACACGGTGGCAAGATCATTCGTGTGAAAAGAGGACAGGATCCTGATTGGTTCACAAGTTATGTTGAAGGAAACGTTATGCCCACTGGAGTGCATTCTTCGGAGTATGCGTGGGCAAAATGTGAAGTTGATCACGTGATTAAAAATGACAGCAATTTAGAGGATCTATACAAGCAAGTAGATCATCTAGTCAGCAATGAGATCACCAACTCTCCAGCCGAGACGTCTGACCCCTTGCAACCTTTGGCAATTGGCGCAAACAGTTTTTAAATTACTAGAAGCGGTATTCCTAAGATCACCATCCACAAACAGTATGTCCAGTTGCGATTTGTCCTGGGCCTTAAACCCACACAGTTCACATTTCTTACGTTTCTTGTAACCTGATCTTTCAAGTGCTGTCACCCCTCCGGTCTTCTTCCCCGCTTTCTTCCTGATGCAAGTGTCACAACAACTGCGCCAATAAACCTTGCCATATCGCTGATAGGCATACGCTCTTGGTTTGGCTCTACATTCCTTGCATAATGGTCTATCCTTGTACCGCATGTGTGTATTTACGTTCCCTATATAGGCACCTTGAAAATGGTAAATTCTGTCGTAAAAACCATACGATTGAATAAATAACTCTAGTATATACGTAACTTGCAAGGAGAATACGAAAAATGGCATTAACATCACCAGGAGTAGAAGTTTCAGTAATAAACGAAAGTTTCTACGTACCATCAGATGCGGGTACAACACCACTATTCATAGTAGCATCATCACAAGACAAGCAAAATGGTGCAGGAGACGGCACTGCGGCAGGAACACAAACTGCAAACGCCAACACTGCATATTTGATCTCGTCACAAAGAGAATTAACAGAGACTTTCGGAGATCCAAAATTCTACACAGACGCTTCGGGAAATCCATTACACGGGTATGAACTTAACGAATGGGGACTACAAGCGGCATATAGTTTCTTAGGAGTTGCCAACAGAGCATACGTACTAAGAGCAAATGTAAACACAGCGGATTTAGTTGGAAGTGCATCGGCACCGACAGCGGCACCGGCAGATGGAACATACTGGTTTGACCTTGCATCAAGCAGTTATGGATTATTTGAGTGGAGCCAAGCAGATCAGAAATTCACGGCTAAGACGCCAACGTTGATCACTTCGGTTACTGACCTGGTAGG